GGCGCCAATGCGGCAGTCAATGCAGGCAAGCGCGCATTCAATCGACTGACGCCGCAGCAGATGGACGTGCAGATCAACAGCGTGCTTCAGCGTGCCGGTATGGACTACAGCCAAGTCCCGGAGCGTGCCCGGCAGTCCTTGCGCACACAGATGCAAGACGCATTGCGCGCAGGCCAAGAGCTTGACCCTGCAGCCGTTCGCCGACTGGCTGAATTCCAGACCATCGGCGCAACTCCGACCCGTGGAATGGTCACGCAAGACCCCGTGCGAATCACGCAAGAAATGAACCTTGCCAAGATGGGGGCGAACTCTGCGGACGGCCAACTGCAGGGATTGTCGCGGGTGCAGAACCAGAACAACACCCGCCTGATTGATGTGATGAACGAGGCCGGGGCAGGGCGTGGCGACCCGCTGGCGGCAGGGGAGCGCGTGGCCTCAACCGTCTTGGGCCGTCAAGCAGACTTGAGGGGGGCAGAAAAGGCCGCATGGGATGCCGCCAGAAGCTCGCCGGGGTACAAGCAGCCAATTTCCTCCAAGGTCATCAGCGACATCAACCAGACGCTTGGAGATGAGGGGCTGATGCCTTTCATGAGCCCGACCATTTCGAGCTACATGGAGGCTTTCCAGACCGGTAAGCCATTCACGCCGCAGGACTATCGCAATTTGCAGTCCATGCTTTCTCGCGAGGTTTTCAAGGGCGGGAACGAGGGGGCCGCAGCAAAAGCAGCGGCTCGCGTGCTTGCCAGTGCTGATGTGATGCCAATAACCAACCCTCGGGGCATTGATTTCGGTAACTCCGTGGTGACGGGCGACATGGCGCAGCGTCTGCGCGCAATGGATGCGGCGCCAGAGGCTGCAATTTCTGCCGTGAATCAAGCGCGTGGCGCTACCCGTGCCGCCTATGCATACGAGGATTCCAACGCGCTTGTGCGGAGTGTGCTGTCTGAGAGTGGCGCCAGTGACCCGACACGCATTGCGCAAAAATTCATCGTCGGAGGCACCCCACGCGAAGCTCAGATGCTGGCACAAGAAGTGGGGCCGCAGGGCATGCCGGTCATCCGTGATGCGCTGCTGGCGCACCTGAAAGACAAAGCCCTGAGCGGAGCATCGGACGAAATCGGTAAGTTCAGCCAGTCGGCATTTAACCGGGCGCTGAATCAAATCGGAGATCGCAAGCTCGCGCTATTTTTCAGCCCAGAGGAATTGACTCAGCTCCGAACCGTTGGCCGGGTGGCAAGCTACATGCAAAACCAGCCCGTGGGCTCTGCGGTGAATAACAGCAATTCCGGCGCCCTGCTGCTGGGCAAGGGCATAGACCTGCTGAACAAGATTCCAGGCGGGCAAACATTCATCGGTCAGCCGCTCCAGAACATCAGCATTTCCATGCAACAGCGCGCCGCTCAAAACGTGGCGCCCGGCCTTTTGGCGGCGCAGCAACGTCAACCCATGGCAAGCGGTTTGCTCAATCCCGCGCTTGGATTTACTGGCGGGCTACTTGCTGCGCCACCGGTCAATTAAAGCCAGCACGACCAGAGCACCCAGGTAGCCCAACAAGATCGGGTTGATGCCTGACGCCCTTATCCAGCCGGATAGCAATTCATCCATGCCCGCTCCTTGCGGGCTTTTTTTTGCCCGAAAGATCATTTTCACATGATTTCACGAATCGCAATAGGGGCGGTTTGCTTCGCCCTGTCCGCTTGCGGAGGCGGTGGTCAACCCGTCACGGTTGACCTATACGGGGATAGCATCATGTCAGGGTACGGCGTGCAAGTCTCTCCAGCGGACCGCATTCGCTCAGCAAGGCCGGATTGGGGGGTGGTTGACCACTCCGTACCAGGAACGCCGCTCAAAGCTCTTATGCCAGGCTTTTCCAGCTCCCCACGTACCGGGCAAGTAGTCGTGATCGGGAATGGATTTGTTGACGCTTACCAGGGCATTGATGGGTATGCGCAAGACCTCCGGACGGCGGTTCTCCAAGTCGTAGCAGAAGGCCGCACCCCCGTTCTGACCGGCGTTATCGGCACGCCCAACCCACCAGCATTGGCCCATGAGTACAACGCAGCGACGCATCAAATAGCCAAAGAATACGGCCTTGCGCATGCTGGCTGGGGGGAGGCTTATCGAGAGGGTGACGCATCACCGGACGGCATACACCGCACACAAGCCGCATCGGATCGGCTGGCTGATCTGTTGATTCAGGCAATTGAAAAAGGGCAGGACGAATGACCCTCAAACAACAAGCCACAGACCAAGCCGTACAGCACACCACGAATTTCGTCGGCTCCAAGATCGCCACTGGGATGACCTATGGCGGTTTGGTCCGTGTGTTGCGGACTGATCGAGGGGCTGGCGCCCGCCCCACGCCGGTGGCCATAGACATTTGACAAAAGGAGGTAGCCGAGTGATCGAACAAAAACCAAACCGCCGCGCCGGGGACGGAGCAGTCAACGTGCTGGCCGAGCGTATCGACGGCCTGTGCGTGGACATGAACGAGATGAAGCACGGCATCGCAAAAATGGCCGATGCGCTCACAAAGCTGGCCATCGTGGAAGAGCGTCAAACGCAAACCATTTTTGCGCAAGAACGCGCCTTCAAAGCCCTGGAGCGCGTAGAAGAACGCCAGCACACGCACGAGCTTGTGTGCAAAGACCAAGACAAAGAAGTTCGCCAGCTCATTGCCGACAGCAACGAGCGCTTGGCCGCCCGCGTGGGCGAGCTGGAAAAGGCCGAGCCCATGCAGGCCCAAACCAGCAAATGGGTCACGGCAGGCGTGTGGGGTGCCCTGGCGCTGCTGGCATCGTTCATCGTGCCGCGCGTCCTTGAGAGGGCGTTTCAATGAGCCGCGCAAAGCTCGCCGCCAAAATCGGTGCAGGCGCCACAGCCCTGGCCGTGCCGCTTGTAATGCTGTACGAGGGCACGGTACTGCAAAGCTACCGCGACCCGATCAATAAAATAACCGCATGCGTGGGGAACACGGGGCCAGAGCTGCGCATGGGCCAGCGCTACACACGCCAGCAGTGTGAGGACATGCTCTACGGCGACCTGCTCAAACACACGGCCGCACTCGACTGCATTAAGCCGCCCATGACGGACGGCCAAAAGGCCGCGTTTTTGAGCTTTGCATTCAACGTGGGGAACAAGGCTTTCTGTGACTCCACCCTTGCCCGCAAGGCCAATGCCGGCGACATGCCCGGCGCATGTGCGGAACTGAGCCGCTGGACGCGGGCCGGTGGGCGCGAGCTGCCAGGGCTGGTCAAGCGCAGGGCAGCAGAGCGCGAACTTTGCGAAAGGGGGTTGCAATGAACCCGATCATCCTGGCCATGTGGCTCAACTGGTGGAGGTGGTGGGAATGATCCTCAACACCATCAAGGCGTACATCTGGCAAGCGCTGGCAGCTATTTTGTTTGTAGCGCTCTGCGCCACCGGCTTCAAACTTGTCGGCGCGCTGCATGACAGCGATACCGCACGCACGGCACTGGCCAACGAACAAAGCGATCGCGCCGAGGAAAACAGGGAACGCATGCGCGTGGCCCTGGAGGATGCCCGCGAAACCTTCCGCAAGGGCGAAATCCACGCCCGCAACCAACAGGAGATAGCTGATGCCCATGCCGCCCAAGAAAAGCGCCGTCTTGATCGCCTTGCTGCTGCCGCTGCTGATGGTGAGCGGCTGCGCAAACAAGTCACCGAATACGCCGCCGCCTGTGGTGGGGGAGAAGCCGACAGCCCAGCCACTGCCCTCCAGCATTGTCGGGATCGAGCCACCACCCTCGGGCACCTACTGGGCGAGGCTGACGGGCTGGCGGAAGCGCTCGCAGGAGCTGCTGAACAACATGCCGATGAAGTCCGCACCTTGAAGCGCGTCATTGAGAACGACCGGGCTTTGCTGCAGCCAAGCGGGATAGGCATCAGGCCATCTATGGCAGGTTTGGGCTATGGGCTTTGAGGGAAAACCGCCCTACGGCGGCTTGGTTGTTGTCGTCCTGGTCCTGCCAGGGCGGGCGGCTCATGCCTTGCCCCCCAGCCGCGCGCGGGCTGCGGCGATGGCAGCATTCCGCTGATCAATCTTGACCATCGTTATGGCAATTGATCCTTCCAGCGCCTCCACCAGTTGCCGTATCAGCGCCTCGTCGTCTTTGCGCACCTCGGCTTCTACGGCGCGGGGGAGTGCAACGGGATTTAACCCTGTGTACTGCGGGCGCCACAGCAGGCCCCACGCTCTGTCCAGCACCCGTTTTTCACTCAGCGCCATGTTGGCCTCCTTTCGTGATGCCATGCGCGTCCTCTCCGTGGCGCAGTCCGTCAATGAATGCTGCTCGCTCTCTGTCAGTTGTGTCGGCGTCACCGTAGCCGTTTTCAAGCACCATCGCTTTCACGCGCTCCGGTGACAGCGGCTCCCGTGCTACGGGCTGCGGCGCTGCTGCGATGGCAAGCTGGATTGCGAGCTGCATGTCGCCGAACGGCATGTACGCCTCCTGGGCCGCATCCACCATTTCAGCGCTCGGCTCCACCGGCACAAGCGCATACCATGCGGGAACAGGCTGCGCTCCCCACTTGGCAAGCACTGCGCGCATGATTGCTCGC